GTTTGATTGAAACACAAAACCAACATCATACTCGATTACAATTAATGGAAGCAGATGTTGAAGATAACACAGAGTTTAGAATAAAATGGCCAAGAGGTTTAATGGGTTCGTTGCCCGCTGATTCTGAGCAGTTCATGCTTATCGAAGATTTATATAAACAAGTAGAAAAAATGCAACAAACACAAGAAATGAATATGACTAATAAAGTTAATATAGAATTCTTAATGAAACAATTAGATAAGGCTCAAAAAGATATAGAAAAATTAAAAGACAAACAAAGGGAGTTTGCTAATGGAAACGGTCATTAGTAGTGTGGTTGCTCTCTGTATGTTTATAGCAGGAGAGCTTAAAGAACACAGAATAAAAGAATCTATGTCTGATTGTTTGAAGGGAAAACGCCTTGCGGAACGTGATGTAAATGTTAATATTCAGTACATGTGCGGGACTGTAGAGGCAGAGCTTGAAAAAAATATAGATGGTAGTATAAGCATAAAAAGAATTATAAAACCAAAATAATGAACTTTTTTAGAAAGAAATTAATTATAAAATATTACTACCCTTTAAAAAAAGAAGATGCTGAAGGTATGTTTAAAAAAATTCCTGACAATTTTCCTAAATATTTTTTTACAATTCCTAAAACAATGTTTAATGTTGAAAGAAAAAAATTTGTGCCTTATTTAACTACTATTAAAACTTGTCCAGGTTTTATAAATTTATATAAACGATCTTTGCTTTTCACTTCTCCTTTTGACATATATATTGAACTAGATGATAATAAAATTATTAGTGCAAGAGCTGGTAGAACTGATTATGTAGTTGCATCTATACATCAGGGGCAACAGTTTTTAGATTATGTGCCAAACAATAAAGAATATAAATTTATATTAAAAATAAATTTACCTTTTTTAATAAATTCAAATGTTTCAATGCATATGTCAGAATCTTTTTATCATTTCAATCAATTTAATGTTTTACCGGGAATAATACCTTCTAGTTATAAGGGAGATATTAATTTTTTTATACCTGTTAAAAAAGAAAAAAATGAAATATATATAAAAAAAGGAGACCCTTTATTTTTAATAACACCTTTGTGTGAAACAGGAGTAAAATTAAAATTTAAAAAAATAGAAACAAATGACACAACATATCTTACTTTTAGCACTTTAAAAAAACATATATTAAAAAATTTAATATGAAAATTATAAAAAATTTTTTACCTGAAAAAATATTAAATGATTTAATTAATTATCATAAAAATAATTTTAATATTAAAAATAATTTAAGTAAAAAACATAGGGATACGGAAGTAATAATGTGTGAAAAAGACCCTGAAAATTTTAAAGAAATGACAACAATTTTAAATAATTTTATTAAAAAAATAAACAAAAATTATGTAATAAATTATTTTGAAATAGTTAGATGGCCTAGTGGTGCATCACAAAAAGAACACTTTGATTTTGAACATCATCCATATACAACTATATTATATTTAAATGATGATTTTGAAGGTGGAGAAACTGTAGTGGAACATAAACCTATTATTCCTGAAAAAAATAAGTTAATAGGATTTGAAGGAAATAAAATAATACATAAAGTTAATGAAATTAAAAAAGGATCAAGGTATACTTTACCTTGTTGGTATAGATATTAAACTTTTAGAAAGATAAAATGAGTTTTCCCATTTTTAATTTTCAGATTAAAGAATTTTATGAAACAGATAAATTTCAATATTTATTGATTCATAAAAACGGATCTTCAAGTGTTTGTGAAATTATTAAAAAAAATAAATATATATTAAATTCAGTTTGGTGTCCTCATAAAGTAAGGTGGACAGTTATAAGAGATCCTTATGAAAGATTTACATCAGCTTTAAATTATGATTTAAAAAGACATAAGCTTAAATTAGATGAAATAAATATTAATGAATTATTTAATGGTAATGTTAATCAAATGACTTGGGAGAATGGAAATATAAATCATTGTATCTCACAAGCATCATATTTAATGAATGCTAATATACAATGGTATGTAGACATTAAAGATTTAAATCTATTTTTAAAAATGCATTTTAATGAATTTGAAACAATAAATAAAAATGAAGATAAAATAGAACTAAATTTAGATAAAAAAGAAATAATGAAGTATTTAGATTTTGATTATTATGTGTATAATACAATAAAAAATTCACATCATATGTGGAAATGGAATTTAGGAAAAATATTTTAATGAAACTTTCAAGGAATTTTACACTTCAAGAATTGATTAAATCGGATACCGCAATCCGTTTAAATATTGATAACAATCCTAATGGTGATCAGATTGATAAGTTAAAACAACTGTGTGAAAATGTACTGCAGCCGGTACGAGATCAGTTTGGTAGAGTGAAGGTGACCTCAGGCTTCAGGTCTCCGGAATTATGTAGAGCAATAGGTAGTTCAGAAAATTCACAGCATGCCAAAGCTGAGGCCGCAGATTTCGAAGTAATTGGTGTAGATAATGCAGAACTCGCAGATTGGATACATAAGTGCCTAGAGACAGATCAACTCATTTTAGAATTCTATACGCCAGGAGAGCCCAACAGTGGCTGGATCCATGCTAGTTGGGTACCTTACCAACCTAGAAGACAATTTATGCATGCTTATAGAGAAGGTAAAAAAGTAAAATACAAACCCATAATAGGAAAGGCAGTAGATCTCGTATGACAAAAATATATAAAATTTTTCAAAAAATAGATACTGTTCATGGTTTCTGTGAAGAATGTGAAGAAGAAGCAATTTTAGTTGCTATCGTTTCTGAGTTTTATAGATGCACAAACTGTGGTCATGATACCAAGCAACACATAAATGGACGAATACGATACATGTCATTAACTGAAAGTGATAAAGAATTTATAAAACAAAATGTTCATAGAGATAAATAATTTTTTAGACAATTCATCTTGTGATGAAATTATAGAAAGATGTAGTTCATTAATTAATTATAATGAACTAGGTGCAGAATATAATCGTCAAGGAAATAGTGTTTATACTATGGAACATGAAAAATTAAAAGATTTAGATAAAAAAATATTTGATAGAATTAATCTTTTTATAAGTAAAAGATTAATTTATAGTTTTAGTTTAAATAATGTAAAAATGAAAGACACTGGGTATTCTTTTCACCGATATAAAAATGGAGACAGATTGTTTACACATGCTGACGGAGTTTTTAATGAAAGTGATGAAGTTTTTAATCCTAGAGTTTTATCCTTAACTGTAAACTTAACAACTAATGAGAATGCAGATTTAATTTTTCCAAGACATAATAAAGCAATAAAATCTGAAAAAGGAAAACTAGTAGCTTTTTTACCTCATCCATGTTATGAACATTATATGAATAATAATTCAGGAAAAAATAGAGATGTATTAGTTACTTGGTTAGTTGATTCATCAATTGAATGTAAAAGAATAGATAATGGCAAAGAAATTTAAAGACTTCGTACAAAGACCGAAGCCTAGGAAGAGACCTGGGAAACATAAAAAAAGGATGAATAAAAATGAGAAACGTAGTTTTAAAAAATATAACGGACAAGGCAGACGCTCTAGCGGTCGAATATAACAAGACTCGGGACCCAGGCATCAGGGATCAATGGTTTAAATTAATTAAGACGGTGTCCCAGGTTTGTCCGGTTTCGGAGGAGGAACGACTATCTTCTCGCAAAAAAATTTAGGGTAAAGTTCTAATTTTTCAATATGGTTAGCACTGAAAGTCTTTCCGTCAAATAATAATTCAAACGAATCACCTAATCCGGCACGTACACAACCATAATGTGTGCCATAAAATTGTTTCATACCTAGTTCTTCTAATTTAGGCATAACACATTCACCAGTAGTTAAAGAACAAATTGCTATTGTGAGTAAAAATTTCATTGACAATCTTGTAAAAAAATATAATTATCCTATATTGTTATTTATTAAATAATGAAAGGATACAATAATGACTGATATAAGTAAATACAAATCTGTCGCACTGTCACACGATAGCTGTAACAAGTTAGACAAGATTAGAAAGATCATTGTCCCCGAGGTACAAGTCTCAAGGGCCAAAGCGTTAGACATAATAATCAATGAGAAAGCGAGAAAACTAAATGGCAAGATATCAACCAGGTAATTTCGGTTTTAAAACTCTAGTAGAATACGACACAAGAGATCCTATTAGAAATTTATGGCGAAATGTTTTAATTGTAGCGATAGAAGATGCAATTAAAGTTAAGACTGCATTTATAAAATTCAGTGAATTTTATAATGGTAAGAAATCTTTTGAGTTAGATTACGTTACTAAAGATAATAGAGACTTTAATAAGGTATGTGAGTTAGCTCAATTAGATGGTAATATAGTTAGAAAGAAAATAAGTAAAGTAATGAAAGAAATGGAGGAAAATCATGGAAAAAAAACCATGCCCAAGATGCCATGGAAACGGCTATATCAAAGTGAAGGAGTCGATAGACAATCCAACGGAGATAATCAATCAATGTCCACTATGTAAATCACAAGGAGAAATTATGATAGATGAACCTAGATTTAAAAACATACAGAAAGAAAGAGATTTACTTTCTGTAG